GGTTTAATGATCTGAGCCGTTGCCGCATTGACCTTGATCGCTTCTTGCGCTTCCGCTATTGAATCACGGAACACATTTACGAGGGTGCTCACACCAGCAAAGCCAATACCGAACGCAGCACCAAGACCGATCGCAGACTTGCCTAGTTTGGCAAACGTAGACTGAGACTGGTCAGCGTTAGTCTTAAGACTGTTCAGACCCTTGATTGCTTTGTTGATCTGCTTATCATCGTAGTCACCGTAGATGTGGACTCTGATGCCGTCTTTCGCAGCCATTACAGACCCACCTTCATTTCAGCTCGACGAATCGCAGACCGCAACTCAACAACCACAATCGGCATGACCCTGTAATAAGCCTTGCCAAGTATGCGAGGGATCTTACCGATGGGAGAATTTCTTGCACTAATAATGTTCCTGTTGAACTGTCCCTTGCTGCGAGATCCAGCCAATTCAAGAATGGCACCAGCAGCACTGGTCTGCACAACACTCTGACCGAACGCCGTTGTGATACCAGACTTCCGGTGCCTATTGGTTTTCACCTTGTACCCGCGTTTCACTGCAGACATGTTGAACTGCAAGTTGCGCCCATCTGCCCGGTCCTGCTCAACCCATGAATAACCAGCCCAGTTAGACAACGGATCACCCATAGCCGAAATCAGGCTGCGCGATTCATTAGCAACCCGGCCAGACGCTTTGCGCATCTCCTGCTTCAATTCCTTAGAAACGTCCTTGTCAAACTTCTCAAGCCTGTTTATGAACGCGCCAATCTCAGGCGTTGCAATGTTCATCAGAAAAGGCATAAGGCTTCCTTATTGCTTACGGGACTGGACAGCCCTCCAACGCAAATACCGGACCATTGTTGCGAGCTGCCTAGGCGACTGCCGCTCCACAACATCCGGGGCCAGACGGAACTCATACGCTAGATGAGTGACAAGCCAATGACCTGACTGCTCACCTAGCGGAACTATTCCCCCGAATCACCAGCAGTCACCGAATCCACCGTTTCAACCCACGGATCAAACTCGAGCGCTGTTTCCTTCTTACGATTCAATGCGTGCCACGTCAACCAGAGAATGTATTCAATGCGGGTATCCGTACCGAACACAGCCATTGACTTGTCATAGTGACGTTCGAACGCGATCAGGTCGGGTGCCGTCGCCGTAGTTTCGACACCCGACCCGTCAGCGTATTCAACTTTCAGATCAATGCGCATCATTGCAGGATTCTCCTATGCAGGTCAGAGGGTTATGGTCACGCGGTTGCGCGGGTAATGACACCAGTGATCGGGAAGGACACGCTGGTTGTATTGAGATCGCCCACGGCACCATCAACGGGATTGTAAGAAGTCACAAGCACGTCGAAGGAATAGAGCGGATTGGATGCTGAAGTTGCAGCGGTGCCGCCGGGCTTTACCGAAACGGCAGCAGTGCCACCAAGCAGCGGGAAGATCAAACCGTCAATGCTTCCCGATGCATAGTCCTGATGGAACTCAAAATCAACAGTGCCAGATTTCAAACCGCCAATACGTGTACGGAACCCTGACCCACCGAAAGCTGTGGTTTCTACGTCGTCAGCCTCAACGCTAATCGTCACCGACGCGCAAGAGGTGGTTACCGTCGAACCGGCGAAAACAATCACCGGGTCAAGCAGAACAGTCTTTGCCATGATTCTCCTTATGCGTAGACAGTCACGATAAACTCGGCTGCCAGATATGTGTTTTCAGATACTTGGATGCTGGTATAGTTACGCATCTCAGTTACTCGCAAGGATTGTGCTTTCCCTGCGAGAGTCTTATCTCGCTCAATAGCGGTCTTAACGGACAGCGCCCCCGAAGGATTGCAGAACCCGTCAAGTGTATTCTGTGCGGTACGGTCATCCACGCGGCCAACGATCACAGTGACCGTGAACTCATACGTGTCCAGACCGCGACCAAACGAAGTATCAAACTGAATAGAGTTAGGTTGCACCACAGCGATAGGTGGCTTCGGGTCGTCAGGGATCGTGGCACTGTTACGCAACCCAGTGATAGATCCAAGGTTCGTGGCGATACCGGTACGCAGCTCAGTGATGCTGGTCATGCGACACCGGGGGATTGCTTACGGAACGGCATCAGGATTGACATAACGTCAGGATCAACCCTAGAAACTCGAACAGCGCCCATATCCCCGAATCCTGCAACGCCGAGCGGGCTTTGCAGTCTGGAAAAATTTCTGAGCGCCAGCAGGACAGTTGCCTGCCGGATCTGCGTCGGGACAGCCGTAGCGAAACCAAACACCGCAGTCACCTTCACAGCGGTTTCCTTCTGGTAATCCGTGGGGAATAGGTAATCGTTGATTGCCCTGAACCGTGTGACAGGGAACGCAAGACCTGACGCGGTACGGTTCAACGGTTCAGCCTGATAGTCAGCCGTGGTCCACGTTTCATCATAGATACCGTCAATGCCGCTTGAGGTTTCAATGGTGATCGCAGTCCCGGCAATGTCGTCAACGTTGCAGATGTAAGAAGATTCAGGTGTGTAGAATCGGACCTCAGTACCGGCAGTGAAGAAGCGCCGTTCACAGTAACCGTCAATGATTCGAGATGCTGTTTCAGTTGCCATTTCCAGCAAAGAATCATCCATCGTGTCAGCTGTGCCGATACGCGCAGCCGCCTTCACCTCATTGAGTGTGGCGTATCCGTTAACGATTGCCATGATGCTCCTAGTTCTCAGTCATTGCGGAATGTGTGACCCTCGAGCGCGAGAGACACAAACGGATTCAAAGAATGAACACTGATCCCGTCCCGCCGCAATCGGGCAGCAATATCTTGCAAAGTTTTTTCCCACAGTTGAAAATGCAAATGCCCGGCAGAACCGTCAGGATTCGTCGGATAATCACCCATTCGTGCAACGCCAGACAACTCACCGCAGTCAATACCAGCCAGCATGATGTGCGCAGCACCAAGGTACGCAGCCCAATGCAAAGCAAGGTGAGCGCTCGTTGGTCCAATCGTGAACAGGTCAGGATCTTCCGGCCAATGCTGAGCCACACTGTAACCACCATAGGACTGCAACACTGTGGGGACTTTCACAATGTTTGCCTGTGTCAGTTCCAGATTCGTTACCCAACCATCAGGCATCTGCTCAACTGCGCTAGTCACAACCGGCAGATCAGGACGAGCGTCAGCGATAGCAGCCGAATCGTCATAGTGATTTGACACGGTGTAGAACTGGTGCAGCCCCTTAGTGGTGCCCGAATAGTTCACGCACACACAAATCTTGTCATCAAAGAAAGAAGAATCAACGTGACCAAGGGTAGCGCCAGACCCCAGCACCCACACCGTTTCACCCTTGTGAGCATCACGGTATGAACGGAAGTCTTGCCCAGCTAGTAAACTAGCAGGACTCACTTAGTCACAACCAGCATTAACTCATCCCACTGACGATCAGGGCCGCGCCCGTCATACAGACACCAGTTAAGGTGTAACTGATCAATGTGGTTCTGTAAAGTTTCCAGAGCCGCATCACCATCAATGTCCTCAATGAAGTAGCAGCCGCCCAGTTTCACTCGCGGCCACAACACATCAAAAGAAGCAACCTGATCCCGCACCCTGTGACTGCCGTCATCAATCACATAGTCAAACGTCAACTCACCAAGGGCAGCCGTCACAGCTTCAAGGTTTGTTGCGTCCACCGTGATCAGATTAGGTAAGTCAAACTGCAGCCGACCGTAATCAATGTCCAGACCGTACACAGTCGAGTTAGTAAAGTATTCGTTCCACATTGCTATGGAGTGACCGAACCAGACACCGATCTCGCACACGGTCACGTTGTCACGCCGGGTCATGTGTTGTTCGTACGTTGGCAGGTAGTCGTGCACTGTGCCCTTGTCACCGCCACCAACGTGATAGGAGTAGCGTTCATACACTTCGGCAAGTGTGGTCAATCCCATGACTGATCCCGTCTACGATCCACAGACCAGTGACCCTCCGTGAAGTCAGCAGCCTCAACCTTGCGCTGCAAGTATCGCTGGTTCTCAAAGAACGTCACATTGTTCCTGTCACCGTACCCACTGTGAACAGTGCTGCTGTTCGTGTGATGAACGTTGATACTTGTGTTGGTCACTTCAACCCCGTGATGCTGGCACCTGCGCGCATAGTCGTCATCCTCAAAATATGCGGGATGAAAGAACTCGTCAAACAAACCGACACGCTCAACCACTTTCGCACCGATAGTGAACGCGCACCACGCGGGAGTAATGCCAGTCAACCCTATGCTAGTGGCAGAAGCCTGCGAATCAAAACGTTCCAACGCACCGTCAGGCCACCGAACATCAAAGTTTGCAACCAGCCAATAATCAGCGAACGGTGCAGCCTTGAACCCTAGATTCCATGACCCGGCAACACCAAGGTTCGCTGGCATTGTGATCACATGAACTTCACTGATGTGCTCATTAACCGGAAGTGCTGACTTGTCTACACACTGCCCGTTGTCAACAATAATCAGCTGCGCTGTGGGGTAGTCCACAGATTCGATCATTGTGTGAAGCAGTCCCGGGTTAGTCAGAATCGGGACAATCATTGCGGGGATCAACGCGTATCCGGCAACTGCTCAAGCATGGGACGCCAACAGTTCTCATACACGTCATCAGCGTTGTAATTGTCAACAATGAACTTGCGTGCCTTGTCAGACTTCTCACCCTTGCGCTCATAAGCAGCCTCAAGAGCTTTCACGATTTCTTGCACGTTCGGGATCTGGAACCAAGCCCCCTGTGCGGCATCCCACAAAGGTTGACCGCCAACAGTCCAACCATCACCGACCAGTTCAGGCTGCGCACTGAAATTAGATACAATCACTGGTGTGCCACAAGCCTGAGCATCTGCGACAGTAAGCCCGAAACCTTCCCCATACGTCGGGGCAAGCAACACATCTAGTCCCGTGAATATCGCTGCCATAACATGATCAGGGATACCAATGCGCGACTGATACTGGTTCACGAACTTGAACTGTTCAGGTGTCAAACCAACAGCCTGAATCAAAGTATTGAAATCTATTCCCTGCATACCAGCGCTGCGCTCCGTGTGCAAATACACAACCGCGTCAGGCTTATCTTGCATGAAAATAGAACACGCAAGCAACTGTTCAGCGAACGCCTTACGAACAGGGTGACTTCCTTTGTTAGCGTTCACGATCCCAATAATGAACTGGTCCTTGTCGAGACCCATGATTTCACGCCCGGTACGGTGCCGGTTCGCATCATCCACAACTGAAGCAGTCGGCTTCATCACGTCAGTCTCAATGGCGTGCGGGATGTAGAAATGTTCAATGTCTAAACGTTTCAACTGTGCAGCACCATACTGACTCATTGCAACCGGGGTCACGTTGTCCTTCGACAGGAACGCTGCAACCTTCGGCGGGACTGGCATGTGATCCACCGGAACCCACGACACCACAGGCATCTCATCAAACCGGGGATGCGTGAAAACCCACACGTCATACAAAGTGAACACGTACGGTTTCCCGTTCGGGTGCTGGTTACGCCAATCCATGAAATACGGGTGAACAACATCATTGGAGTACGGGTCAAGACCTCGCGGGAAATGCTCAATGCCTTCCCACTCACTGAGTGTTGCTTCAAGTCCGTAGTTAGCGGCAACCGCAACACTGTGACCGTCAGCGTTCATCCGTTTCACAACTTGCTTCGTTTGCGTACCGTAACCGGTTTGCGCCCACGCAGCATTAGACACCCAAAGCCCCGTCACTGGTGTGACACCTTGCTTGTTGGCGCGTCTTTTCTCAGCTCGACTCATGGCAGGAACTTTCTGTGCAGGATGCAGGAAGTTAACAGTGTAAGGGTGTCCCCCGTCGTGCTCCTGCAAACACGACGGGGGAACCTTAGATCACCAGCAACGCTATGCAGCGTTCCCGATGAAGTACTTAACCGCAGCGGATTGACCGAGGTCGCCCCACACGCGCATTGTCAAACGGACACCGATCTCGTCAGATGCGAAGTAAGCATCATCGGAACGTGCAACCTCAATGCCGCCAACCTGACGGACGTGGTATGAACCGTGGTATCCGAACAGCACCGACTTTGCACTAGTTGCGATAGCGGCAACGTCAGGATTCTCAACGATCGGGAATCCAAGAAGCGTGTCAGGTGAACCGACAGTTGCAGCCGGAGCGAACAGGTAGTTACCAGCGGTGTCCTTCAACTTGCGAACAGCACCAATGCTGGTACGACGCATCATGAACGCGCCACCAAGACGGACGTATGCGCCATCAACAGAATGGGCAAGGTCAATCAGGTTGTCTGCGGTGAACGCGCCACTGACAGCAGTGCCGCCAACAACGCCGGAACCGGCAGCCGTAACGATACCGTTGGGGACCGTGGTCCCGGTGCCTACCGTGAGAAGGTTGTTCACGCGGATACCAACGCTGGTACCGAGTGTGCGACCAAGGTAGCCCATGATGTCGATGCCGGAATCCTGCATCAACTCACGGCTGATCTTGGTGAGCACTGCAACTTTCTGCGACTTCAACGTGATGCTAGAGAAGGTCGGATCAAGTTCACTGATGCTAGTGCCCTCAGCGATTGCAGTTGCTGCGGGACGAGTTGACTCAACCGGAACCTTAATATCCTCACCGGAAGCAGTGTTCAGCAGAGTAACAATCGAACCGTCAAGCATTGGTCCGACAGTGACGAGGGACTCCTGAATGACATCATAGAATGACTGCGGGACAACAGAAGAATCATCAGACGTGTTCAGGTCGCGGCGCTCAAAGTTGTACGAACGGATATCACCCGCAACGAGCTTGCGCACGATATCGGCATCCGACTCACGACGCTCAGGAACGCTGACGCGAACCTCAGGAGCGAACGCGACACTAGCCTCAATGTCAGCGGTGCGTGCATCATCTGCGCGAACCTCAGCAATGTGGGCCTGACGCTTGTCCATCTCAGCATTGATCGCGTCCCAAGCGGTACGTTCTTCAACACTCATTTCACGCTTCTCCGACTCTGCGCGCTCAACGAAAGAACGGGCCGAGTGAAGGTCGTGGTTCTGTGCGTCAACTAGACGCTGCAAGTACGACATTCTATTTCCTTAATTTGGAGGGGGTTTGTTTCATTGTGTTGCGCTCCGGCTCCGTCGCGCAGATCGGTCAGCGGCTCCGCTGTCCCGAAAACTTAAAGGCTCAAGAACTTCTCATACAGGCTGAGCTTGTCCTTGAGGATTGACATTGGTGCTGTGGGGTCATCAACAACAACACCAGTGGCGCGGTCTACAACAGTGCGGAGCAGGTTAGCCTGATCGTCGTTCAGGTCTCCGGCTTCTAGCGCGCTGATCGCGTCACTAAGGATGTCAGCATCAATGTCACTGCGCTTAGCAATAACACGGATATTGCGCACACTTGCAGTAGTGGTCGGGTACGCGGGTACACCACTAACAACAGACACCTCATGCAACCTGACCTCATTCAATGTGCGTTCTGCACCGTCACCTGACCACGCATCACGGACAGTAGAAAATCCAAAACTCATGCCGGTGATATTACCAACTCTGATGTGATAAGCGGTTGATCTCCCGAGCTCAGTTTCTGGGAGGTCGATCTCAACGTAACCACCATCAGCGCGGTCGTCAATGCGTAGAGTCTTAGCGCGACTAGAACCAAGGAGCAGTTCATCATTGTGATTGTAATATGCGCGGATATCGTTCTTTGATTTCAGTGTGCGAGTGAACGCACCGGGAGCGATACGCTCAGTGAACGGCAGCGGCAGAGAAGGTTCGCCGTAGCGCCACGCGAAACCGCCGAAGGTCATTCCATTGCCAGCACCTTCAGCACGTACCTCAGTCAGTTCCGTGTTGAACGTGCGGATCTCAACATCACTCATGGTGGTCCTTCCTTGCAGACGATTAGATTCACGCTCAAGCCAACGGATAGCTGGACGCGGGTCAGTCGGGTTAATGCCCCAAAGATAGTGCGCGACAGCGCCTGCACCGGGGAAGTCATCGTTGTTCGGGTCACGGTTCTGTGGTGCTTCAAGGTCAACAGCGTGACGCTGCGACCAAGCGAAAGCGCGAATGATCTTGTCATCTGAGATCACGCCGTCAGCCATTGCGCGTGCTTCACGTACCGTCTTATCGGTTACGCCGTCACCAGCGAAACCTTCAGCGCGTAACTCAAGGCCACGCTCAGCAGCCGCCTGCATGTATCCCGGCGGGGTAGCGCGGATCTCCAAATCAACCGGAAGGCTTCGCTTCGTGGACTTAGGATGATCGGTAGGCAGCAAATCATTGTCAGTGACGTATGCAGCGTTCTGTGGACTACCAGTGCGCAACAAGTACAGGTACGCGTTGACCCTTGCCATAGCCCACGCAGCTCGAGGAACACCCGGGCGGTGTGATGCAGAGTACGCACCAGCGCCACGACGGTACACGGCCAGCAGTTGCCCTAGCGTTGCACGCGTCCAATCAGGCCGGTCATCCTCAGACATTTTATCGTTGTGCTCAGTGACCTTGTTGCGTAGCGCGGTTCGGGTAGCGTCTGACACTGTGATGCTGCCGCCGGTGCCGGCTGCGCTGCCCGGTTCGTTCTCGTCTGATCCTTCGATCTGTTCAGACGCGGGGGCAGGCTTCGCTTCCACGCGTTCATCATCATCGTCCTCGTCAGGCTGCCACGCGTTGCAGTAGTAATCCCCGCGAACGAACTCATCCCAACGCTCACACCAAGCACGATCACCTTGAACATTGTCCTCGTCATAGAACATGCAATTACCGCACGCCCTACCGTCAGGAACGTTCTCTGCAAGTGCTGGCCGGTAGTTATCTGGCAGGGCACGTTCCCCACCCGGCTCCAAACCCTCAGCAATACTCACAGCAACCATCTGATCAACTGCAGCCTGCTTCGTGGTGTGGCAGCCAATCACTTCACCGTCATCCTTCACGGTCGCCCAACCACTGCAATCTGCTGACTCATCAGTTATGAAGTACGGCATCAGACTGTTTGCCTCAACCAAGAAATAACATGATTACCTGACGCACTAATGGCAAACAATCCTTCACCGGGATTCAAAGTGAATTGCAGGGTTTCTTCCTTCAACAGTTTCAGTCCCGTCGTCGTGCTCACGTTCGAATCACCAAGGTACATCACCTTTGTGTTGTCATTGTTGTGAACTGTCAGATAGGTGGCGTTCACGCTCGACCCGTCCAACTTCACAGGTGTGGCAGTCCCCACAGTTGATTGACCGCTGCTGATCATCAGTCGTCCTTATCGTGTAGCACTGCACCAACTAGATTAGTTCCAGAAGCAGCAGTTCGTTTTCTCTGATGCGCCGAATATCGGCAATGGTCGGATGCAAATACAAGACACCAGACACGGTGCCCCTCGAACGGGTGACACCACGGGTGCCGCCGCCGTAACTGATAGACCCAACGACTCGACCAGTGGAAGATGACACACCACGCACTGAACCAGTGAGCATCGGTTTGCGCATTGACTCAGGGACGAACCATTTTCCTCCACCGTCCACACGTGGTGGTGCTGGTGGTGGCGTCGGGCCTGTACCGATCACAACGCCCGTAGAGACACTAGAACCAGTGACAGTACCTGACAGACCCGGTGAGCCTGTGGCAGCGCCCACGGTCACCGCATTGCCCGTCACGGTGCCAGTGTTGCCTTCGTTACCCGTGACAGTGCCGGAAGTTAGTGTAGACCCTTCGACAGTTCCCGTGAAACCTGCAGCACCAGTGACCAAACCTGATACCGAAGTGCTACCAGAAACCTCACCCGTGTAACCGACAACACCAGCAACCACACCCGAAGATGTGGCACTGCCAGACGCTTCACCAGAGAAACCGACAGAACCAGACACAGATCCAGCTGCAGTGACAGAACCAACAACAGTGCCAGAGAAACCCTGAACACCAGCAACTCCT